GCCATAGTTTCGTTAGTTACACTCGTCATTACTGTTTACACATCACGAAAGATGCGTAAACCCAGTGTTAGTAACCGAGGTAGAGTACCTCGTTCTTCCACAAGTTGTAATGACTATCTGTGCCCGTGATATCGATCCTGATTCTATGGTCGGGTATAAGTATTCCACGATTCATCGTGGCTGATACTAATACTCCTCCATCGTCAGTTTCGAATAACGTCGCAGATGGGTCTAGTTTGTGAGCTGCTTGACCTTCCAGCATAAACAATAAGTTGTAAAACTTAGGGCGCTTTCGCCCAAAGGACAACTTGTAGTTTGGCTTAAGGTTCGGTTGCTTTATGGGTAGTTTGGTACTATTCATATACAGAACAAACGATAGGAATCGTAGTTGAGTGACATGCTCTAGCATTAGAATCCTTATGGACCTAATTAAGAGACTAGATGAAGCTAAAAGCCTCATCGTAGCACTCCTCTACGATATTCACATATCGCATGAGGACGTGTTCAACACACGTAGCCTTGCTAACACGACAGGTGTCGTGGAAGCTCGGCTCCGGAACGAAGGGATAGGTTTTCTTACGAAAACTCTACCCCGCTTGGGTAAAGCCTTAGATAAGGCTCTATCTATGCAGACCCCACTGAACGCCGCCGACCTCAAATTCTCAACAGATTTTGAGGTAGGCAGTGAACTTCCGCTCTTTTGCGGAGAGTTCTTCAGAAGGGTCTTAGACAAGACCGGCATGGTTTTAACAGACCCATGCGTCCAAAGCATCGCCATACTAAGGCAGGTTTGCTACTTATTTTATAAGTACGAACTGCCTTATACAGTAGATCAAGAAATCGAGGTTATCAATCGGTTTATAGAAACCGAAGGTAGCCTCTCAGTCAGTGACCTCCGTATCTCCCGTTACAGGGAGCTTATGGACGAGCACGTTAAGCAAGGCGATCGTATCAGGAAAACTCCTGACACGTTTGCGCTCGTAGAGGATCCCTTCATTGGGGAAGATACCTTCTGGTATAATACCGGAAGTACTTCTCCTTGGATAGATTCCAATACTTACGCCGCCCTACTCATGCGCAAAGCGCGAATACTCCTTCATGGTGTATTCGCTAACTTTGATGTACGGGACATAGTTCCGAGGCACGGACCTGGAGCTGTCGCTACTAAGCAACAGCTTTGGGGTAAGTATCTCTGGACTAATGTCTCCTCACGTCTACAGCAGCATTTCCCGTTGGACG